GTCTTCGGGGACAAGGGCTCGACGCCACGCGCGGGAGAAGTCGTCCCGCATGTGGGCCTCGCTCAACGCCGTCCCGCCGAACACAAGCCCGTCGCGTTTGCCCCACCCGGCGAGCTCCTCGAGGAGCGGCGGCGGGATGGGGACGACACGGCCGCCATAGCCGCCCTTCGTGATGGCGTGACGCCAGTGGATGGCCCCCTCGTCGAGCCGGACGTCCCGCCAGTCCAGCGAAACGATCTCGTGTGAGCGGGCCCCCGTGAACCGGGCGAGCACGGCCGCGCGACGCTGCCACTCAACGGAAAGCTCGCCGATCATCCGGTCGCACTCGGCCCAGGTCGGAGCGCGGGGAAGCTCGGGGGTGCTGCGCGGGAGCACGATGCGACGGGGCCTGGGGCACTCGTCGCCGTACTTCGTTTCGGCCCAATCCCAGAACGTGTGGAGCGTCGTGAGATGTTTCGCTACGGTGTCGAGCGATCGTTGGCCCGCGTGCCCGCCGTTCTTGAACCGGCGTGAGGTCTCGGCGTCGCGGAGCCAGGTCCAGAGCCGTTCAAGGTGATCAGCTGTGAGTGCCCGAAGTGGCATGTCCTCGCCCCACAGCGCCCGGGCGTACTCGAGGCTCTCGCCCGTGCGGCGGATCGTGTGGGCCGACTGCGACACGCGGGCGACGTGGCCGAGGTAGGCGGTCAACGCTTCTCCGATGCGAGTCGCTTCGCGAGAAGCCGCAGGTTCCCACTCTCGTCCGAGGGAGTGTGCGCGCTCGATCTCGCGGACGAGCTCCTTCGCGGTCTCTTTGTCGGGGCATCGACGCCGGTGCTGTCCTCGTCTGTCTGTCCAGCGTACGGACCAGGCACCGCGGTACTTCTTGATCGTCGCCATGCAGCCCTCTTCAACCAGTCTGCGATCTCGGACTTGTCCCAGCGATAGCACGGCCGGCCCCGACCGTAGTTCGTTCGCGGCGGAGGATCGGTCTCGGGCGCTTCCCGGCACAACTCCCGGAGCGTGTCGACACTGAGCCCGTAGAGCTCGCACACCTCGACAGTGGTGAGGACGAGGGAGGTCACGGCGCGTCCTTCTGTGCGTCGGGAAACGGGAGCCCGTTGACCAGCGCCTTGAGGATCGAATGACCGTACTCGGTCAGGTAGACGTACCCGTCCGGGATGAGCAAACTCGTCGGGCGCCGCAGGAACTGCCGCCGCTCCAGCTCGTCGAGGTCGTAGCCGTCAAGCCATTCGACGGGACAGGCATCGACCTTGCGGCTCGCGAGGCACATCACGGCGAGCGCCGCAATCGTCTGAGATTCGGTCACCCTCCCGTCTCCTTCCCGGCCGCGCCGCCTGGACACTCGTGCGTCGCTGCGTCGAGTCCGTCCTCGACGGTCCACGTGTGGCCGCAACCCTCGGCGAGACAGACGGCGACGCCTTCCCGCACCTCCGCTCCCCAGCCGTAGAGCACCTTCGGGCGCGTGGCCGCGAGACGGGCGAAGTCGTTGTACTCCATCTCTTCGAGCATTCGGTCGACGTCAGCCATCACGGCTCCTTCTCGGCCGCGCCGACGGCGAGGAGGGCGCGGAGCGCCTTGGTGGCAGTGCGCCAAGCGTCGTTCTTGGCCTGCCCGTATGGGCCGGCGCCCTTGTACGGCTTCGGAATCGCCGCGATGCACTCCTCGATCGCCTCCCGCCTCGCGCTCTCCACGCGGGCGAGCGCCGCGTTCCATTCGGCAACGGCCGCCTTATGCATCTGGGCCAGGGCGCGGACGCCGTAGAACTCACGGCCCATCGATGGCGCGGAAGTCATGCCGGCGGGCGTGTCGTCGAGCACGAGACGGATGAGTCGCGCCGTCTCCCGCAGCTCGGCACACTCGCGCTCGGAGGCGGCGGCTCGGGCCTCAAGCTCGGCGATGCGGCCGACAGCGCCGTCCGGGAAGCCGTGAGCACGAATGGACAGCAGTTCCTCTTCGGCCGTGCGCGCTCGGGCTTCGGCGGCGTCGAGGGCGGCGCGCAGTTTAAGGATGGTGTTCGCCATGCCTTGGATACCAAAGGCCTGATCACTCGCCACGTCCGCCTCCCGATCCGCCAGGCACCCCATCGAGCGCGAACGTGAGCGGGGCGAACGGGCGATCCTTCGACTCGGCGCCGATGTGCGAATACCCAGCGCCAATCGCGAGGGCTTGCGCGATCAGGCTCGCGGCCTGACGTGCAGACTCCTCCGTGAACGGCCCACCGCCAAAGCGTTCGTCGACCACGAGCCAGATCCCTTCCGCGTCGCGGAACCCGGTGAGGCCCGGAATCGTTCGGCCGTCTACGATCACCCGCCACACGGTGAACGGGCCGGACAGAAGCTCCGGCAGTTCGGGCGGTGGAGGCAGATGGGTAACGTCACTCACGACTTCCCCCCTTCGCCGGCCCCAGCCGCGCGGTCCTCGTCCAGCACGTCGATGAGCGTCCACGCCCAGTTTGGAATATGCATTCCGAGAACGCGGTTGTTGAACCGCTCCCGGATCGAGCGCGTCACGGGCCGTTCGTCGCGCCATGAGTTCGCCGCTCTCGCCTTCCGGCCATCGGTGCGCGGTACTGTCGGCACCGCATCCTGCAACGCGCCAACGAGCATGTCGGGCGTGATGCCAGGCGGCGGTCCCTTCTCGGCGCTCCAGGGCTCGGCGCGCGGAGGGGCCGGCTTCCTGTGGGCCGCGATGTGCTCTGAGAACAGGGTCTCGGGGATCACCGTGTCGCAGTCGACGCAGTAGTGGTGGCGCTCGGGCGCAGAGGGCTCGGCGGCGGCTTCCAGTTCGTCCGCGGCCATGCGGACCAACCGCACAAAGTCGGGATGGTCGATCCGCCCGTGTTCGAGCCAATGCCGAAGCTTCTGGGCGAGGGTCATCGGTGTCACGAGGCCGGCGGTTCCACCACTCGGTTGCGTGGGTGAAGCAGAGGGCTCGGCGGCGGCGGGCGCCGGCACGAGGACGTTGTGCAACGCGTCCGGTGCCAACATCTGATCGCCGGGGACGTAGCCGCCAGTGGAGATTGCCGCCGCGGCGGTGGGCGCGGGGTCGGCGTAGATTGGCCGTCCGTTCCGGCGCCACACCTCATCGGCGTTGTCGAAGTCGCGCGCGGCTCGCTTGGCCTCCGGCGATTCCCGATTCAGGCGGTAGCGCGCATCACCGTCAGCCTTCAACTTCTCCAGCACGTCGAGCGCCAAAGGATGAATCTCACGCATCGCGGTCCCTCAACCGATCGCGGATCGGAGCTTGCGGAGGAAGTGGTGGCTGGTGTCTGGAGACGAGCTTCGGTCGGACGACTGGCCCGAGATTGAGATGCACGAACCCTCGGCCTTCGCGAATGGCGCGGACCGCGCCCATGCTCACCCCGAGCATCCGGCCGATTCTGCCGTCAGACATCGTGTGGCACAGCCGCCAAACCTCGAGCGCCTCGTCGTCGGTCAGCTTCGCGTTGCTGCTCCGCTGGCCGCTGTAGGTGCCGAGCCGTTTCGAGTCGGCCGCGTTCTCGAGCCGTGTCGCCCACCGGAGATTTTCCAAGCGGTTGTCGGTCGCGACGCCGTTCCAGTGCGCAACCTCTTGGTCTGGAGCGGGCGGCCCGAGGAATGCCAGCGCGACGAGACGATGAACCCAGAGCGAACGCGAACTGGTGTCCGTGAGCATCAGCGACACCTTGAAGCGTCCTCCGCGCTTCGCGTCGCGCCACTGGGTCATGATGCGGCCACGCCCGAGCAAGCTACGCACACGGCCGTAGTCGCTGACCTCGTACCGGCCTTCGAACCCGACGACCGGTAGCCAACGCTCCGCGCCCTCGATGCATGTGTGGGGTCGATGTCCGCAGATCGTACAGACGCTCATCGCCGCTCCCGCTTCGCGCCGCGGGGCTTCTGGGCGTCGAGCCAAGCCGCGGCCTTAATGAGCCAGGCCGAAAGCCCTGCGACATCCGCGCCCCGGATGGCCGCCGACCAAAGGAAGACTGCGCAATCGCCCAACTCTGGCGTGTACACGTAGGCGACCCTGTGACCGTTCGCCTTGAACGGACGAGGCTTGGGCGGGCGCTTGGGCCGCGCGGGGGGCTTGGGTTTCATGCTGCGACCACCACTTGTCCGTGCGCCTCTCGATGATGCCTGAAGCAGAGCCACCGGACTTCGAGAGGCTTGGAGTAGTCCTCGTGGTGGGCCTGGGCTTTGGGCTCGCCGCAGACTTCGCAGGGCTGGCGGATGAGCGAACCATTTCGGATTGCTGTCATCACGGCCGTGCGTGCCGCGGCCTTCTCGGGGTGTCGTAGTTGCTGCCGACGTAGACTCGCCTTGACGGCCGCCTTGCGTTCGGGCCGTTGGAACCGCGCGCGCTCGTATTCCGAGTATTGCTTCCGCCTGGCGGCGCGTCCTTCTCGAACGTCCTTCTTCGTACAGTTCTTGCACTTTCCAAGATGGCCGTCACCCATCTGTGGGTGTGCGTAGAACTCGTGGAGCCACTTCTCCTCTCCACACTTGAAGCAACGCTTGCGTCCCGACACCGCTACACCAGAGCCGACAACACAGGCTGAACGGCGAGCCACGACGCGAGAAGCCCAGAGCCGAGTGCGGCGAGAACTACGAATGGGATGTTGGGATCCTCACCCTCTTCGACCGGATGATTCTCTGAGTCGGACGGGTTGCCCTGCGCCGCTCGCTTCTTCCGCTTGTCGATGATGCCTTGCAGGTCGAGCGCTTCCGTTGCATCGATCGCGGCCCGAAGGCTCGACGTCACTTCGCCTTTCGCCTTAGCCCTCAGGTCGTAGGCCGTATCGAACCCGATGCCGGCACACTCGATCTTGTACTGGTAGTCGATGCCGACTTCGCCAATCTCCTTCCACCATTTCACCGTGTGCTTGGCGTTCACGTCGAAGACGCGACGACGCTTGAGGCTCACGTCCCAGACCTCGAACATGGTCTTGTGGCTCTTCTTCCCTTGGTAGGTGTCTTCGTAGGCGATGGGTTCGGCGAGGAACACGACCGTGACGGAATCGCCCACGGCCGGGAGCTTCACGAAGAGACCATCCCGTGCAGCCTGTTCGGCTGCCGTCTTTGCTGAATCACCCCATGCCATCGCTGTCACCTCTCGCCGTCTTGCCCTCAGGGCCTTGGCGTGTGTTGCTGGTTGTTTCTTCGTTCCAACTCGCTTCGCTGAACGCCCGCGCCACGGCCACGTCGCCGTGGTCGTTCACGAGCTCGGCTGCCTCGTTCATGCCGGCCTCGTAGAGCATCTCCGCGACCGCCACGAGGGCCAGGCGTGCGCCCAGGTCGGCCGACGTAACGGCCAACGTCCCGGCGTAGCGCTCGAGCGGGGAGCGGGTCACGGCTTCTCATCCTTCGACACGTTCCCGTTCCGCATTGGCTGGCCGTCCATGACCAACCCACACATCCCGCGATGGGCGGCTACTCGCTGGTCAAGGTCGACGACCATGCTTGAGTCGGGGTCATTGGACCAAGCAGCGCACCGGCTCCCGACACACGGTACGCCGTCTATCCGTGGGTTGTTGTGCTCGTCCCAGCCGACAGTCAGCGTCAGGTGACAGAGCGGGACGGGCTGGTCGCTCATGCGATCTCCCGCGGGAGTGGCCGGGTGAACAAATGCCGGTTGACGCGCGCCTTGGCCCCTCGAAGCGTGTCGCACGGGTTCACGCCGAGGAGCACCCAACCAGCCCCGTTCCACGCGGCCACGAACCAATCCCCGAGCCAGTAGGACAAGATGTACCGCTGGCACTGGCTGACGATGAGCGAGGGCGAGAGGCGGATCCACTGGGCGCGAGGGTTCATCGCTCGCTCGGCCTCGGCTTCGTATGCGGCTTGACGAGGTTCAAGTCCGTATCTGGCTCGTCCAAGTCCAGCATGATGGGGGGCACGTCCCAGACGGATCGGTCATCCGAGACGATGTCCACGTCCGCGTCGGCCTCGTCGAAGTCGGGCACGTCGAGCTCGCCGGCTTCGCGTTGTCTCCACAGCTCGTACTCGCGCGCCTGCTCCGGAGTGTTGGTGAAGACATCCTCGGGGGGCTTCGTCGGCATCACTTCTTCTCCTTCGTGGGGAGGGCGTCGGGAGGAAGGCCGCGCTCGAGCAGGTACCGGCGGGCGTGCTGGATGATCCGGCGCCGCGTGTACGCCTCGGGCTCATTCGGATCGGGCGGGGTCGTCGGAAGCTCGGGAAGGCGGGCCCGCTCGTAGCCGCCGCGCTCGGTGAGGCGCGGGCTCATCGCGGCACCACGCCGTGGGCCAGGAGCACCGCGGCGGCCGTGCCTTCGCTCGCGAAGAAGCGGCGACAGCCGGAGCACTCACACTGCGGCGAGGGGTGCGAGACGGGCTCGACGCGCGGGAGGAGGACGAAACCCTCGGCCTCGTTGGCCTCGAGGTACTCCTGGTACGCCTCTTCGTGGGCTCGGAGGTCCTCACACGCGGTGCACGCGGAGTACCCGACCATCACGCCGCCTTCGATGTAGTCGGCGCCGGTCGTGAAGGTCTCGTGGCCGTACGCGCAGCGGGACGGGGGGACGGGGACGGGGCGGAGGGCGAGGCTCACGGGTGCTCCAATCAGTTAATGATTGAAGGGTATCCGGAGCCTCGTGGCCGTGTCAATCATTGATTGAAAGAAAGATTCTGGATTCTACTGCCGAGCCAGCAATTCAATGTTCGATTGCCCGTGCCGCGCAGAATTTTCAGGAGGGCCGTATGGGCGAGCTGATCCTCCTTCCGGGGCCATCGTGCCCGCCGCCGGACCATGAGGACGAGCAGACGATTTGCTACGACGACCTGCGCGTGAGCATGGCAGCCGAGATCCTACGTCTTTCCGACCGGGACGCCCTGGTCTACGCGGCCCACCTGAAAGCGTTCAGGGTTGCCGTGGACGTTGCGAAGAGTCCACCGACGCGCTGAGCCGCCGTTCGCCCCGTCGGATGGCACTCTCGAACAGGAGCCGATCCTCCTCATCCTCGAGCACGTAGGGGAGAACGCGCCGCACGCGCGCCACGTAGGCGTCCTCTTCGGTCGTTTCCGCCACGATCACGAACTCGGCACCCGCGGCCCGGAACAGCTCGGCCAGGCGATGAATCGGCGTGTTGACGAGGCCCTTCTCGGCAAGCTCCACGCTCTGGGGACGCATGGGCGGTTCGATCGAGCTGCCAAGCGATTCGAGCGTATGTCCGGACCGCTTCCGGCATGCCGTGAGCCGCGCGCCGATCTCCACGTGCATCGGCGAGAGTGGCAGCTTCTTTCGTTGGCCTCGGGTGGCCATGAATCTGAGGTAGCGCGTCATTCTTTCAGCCATTGATTGACATGGATAGATCGTTCGGGGTAGTCATTCATTGAATGAAAGACACGATGACGATGGCCGACCTGCTTTCGGCTCGACTGAGGGACCGGGGGTTCGATCGGCTGGCCGATTTCCACCGCGCCCTCGGAAGTGCCGGCCTCCAAATCTCTTACTCCTCGGTCCATGCCTGGCGAGACGGCATTGCCAGGATCGACCCCGAGCACATCCCGACCGTGGCGAAGGTGCTCGAGCTCAGTCCCGAGGACCGGCTGGCGCTCCACGAGCTTCCGCTTTCTCGGAAGAAGCAGCGCAAGGCTTCCTGACCCGGCGCCCTCCTGGGCGCCCATGTTCCCGCCTGTCCGTCCCACCCTCGTATTCCCCGCTGAGCGTCGAAATGCTGCCCCGAACCCGCAACGATCGTTGTCATTTCTGCGCTTACAAGCCGCTCTCTGGACGTGTCCATAGCTCGGGGGGCCGGGCATGACCGAGAGGTCTCTGTTCCTCCTCGTCGTGCTCGTCGCCCTCTGCGCGGCGAGCTGGGCGCTCTACATCCCCTGGCCAGTCGAGGGGCCGGCACCATGAGACTCGCCTTCGTCGTCCTCGGCGAGCCCGTGCCCAAGGGTCGGCCCCGCTTCTCGCGTCGGGGCGGATTCGTCCGAGCCATCACGCCGGACAAGACCCGCGAATACGAGGCCGATGTGGCCCTCCACGCGGCCATGCATGCGATCGGCCAGCGCTGGCCTCGGGCCTTCGATGGGCTCTGTGAAGTGCGGCTCACGATCGTCTGCTCGAGACCCGGAAACCGCATGCGGAAGAAGGACCCGGATGGGCGCATGTGGCGCGAGAGCGGGCGAGGGGACGCCGACAACTATGCGAAGGCGATCCTCGACCCGATGCAGTCGGCGGGCGTGTACCGGAACGATTCACAGGTGGTCAGGCTCGTGGTCGACCTCCTCTGGACCGCCAAGGACGAGGCGCCCTGCGTCGAGATCGAGTGTCTGACCCTTTTGGACGCAGCCGGGTGCGCGACCGAGCATGTACTCCCTCCAGAGACCATTCCGAGCTCGGTCGCGTCCAACCCTTCCAAGTCCAAGGGCGCAGCGTGACACGTCTCACCGAGGCCCCGTTCGCCGAGCTCCTGACGCAACACATCGTCTTCGCGACCTCGGACGAGGAGGACGTCGAGACGGCGAAGCGGAAGGCGCTGCAGGCGATCGTGCTCCGGATCCAGAACATCGAGCGGAAGCACCGCTACACCGACGTGGAAGACCTGCGCGCCGCGGTCGTGCGTCGGTTCAAGCAGCTCTCGAGCATCGACCCGGCACACTTCGAGTACGGGCCGTGGACCTGCTACCTCGTCGCCGCCGAGCTCGACCCGGAAGGGGCCGGGCGGATGCTCCGGAACATCATCAAGGCCGAGATCGAGGGTGTGCTGCCAAGTCGCTGGACGGAGTGAAAGCTGATGCAGGAGAAGACGATGGCGCCCGTGTCCGACTCTCTCTTCAGTTGGGCGCTTCGATACGCTGCCAAGGGATGGGCCGTGCTCCCGCTCCACAGTTTCTCGGGTGGGCGGTGCTCGTGCGGGGAGAAGGGGTGCCGGTCGCCGGCGAAACATCCCCGGTCCGAGCATGGTGTCGACGACGCCTCGACGGACGAGACGACCATCACCGAATGGTGGCTCAAGTGGCCGGGTGCCAACATCGGGCTTGCGGCCGGCGAGCCCTCGGGGCTCTGGGTGCTCGATGTCGACCGGAAAGCGCCGAAGACCGAAGGGGCCATCTCCGGGATCCGGATGCTCGAGCTCCTCGAGGAGAAGAGCGGCCGACTCCCGCCGACGCTGGAGGTCGCCACGGGGGGCGGTGGGCGGCACCTGTTCTTCAAGCTCCCGACCGATCGGAAGATCAAGAACCGGGTGAGCGTGAAGGGGCCGAATGGCGAACGGACCGGCCTCGATGCGCGAGCGAGTGGGGGCTACGTCGTCCTCCCGCCATCCATCCATGCGTCCGGGACGGAGTACAGGTGGGCTCAGAAACGCGTTGTCGCCGAGGCGCCTGACTGGCTCCTCGATGCGATTGCCCCCATCCAGGTCGAGCGGTCAAAGGCACCCCTCTACGTCGCAACGCCCCCCGAGGATGCCGACCGGAATGCGAGGTATGCGGCGGGTGCCTTGCAAGGTGCCTGCCGGCGGATCCTGGAGGCCCCAGAAGGGGAGCGGCACATCGTGCTCATCCGCGAGGCAAGCATCATCGGGGGCTACGTCGTCGCGGGCCATCTCGCCGAGGACGTGGCAGCGGAGGCCCTGGCAGCAGCCGGTAAGCAGGCAGGCAAGCCGTCCAAGGAGGTCGAGCGGACCGTGCGAGATGGGCTCGTGCTCGGTCGGGACACCCCGCGTCATGCCCCGCCACTTCCGGACCGAGCACGAGACCCGCGGCCCGACGACAAGGCCCCGCCACCCTCCGATGAAGACCTCGGCGTCGACCACACGCTCTCAGTGCGGCGTCGACTTCACCTCACGAAACCGAAGGTCGACAAGGCAACGGGCGAGTACATCCCTGGCTATCCCCTCGTCGACCTCCACAACGCCGTGACCATCCTGGAACACGATCCATGCTACGCGGGTCGGCTCCGATGGGACCGGTTCGCGGGGGCTCCGGAGATCGACCTCCGACCGCTCATCGAACCAGACGTGATCGGGCTCCGAGCCCAGATCAACGACGAGTATCGGGTCCACTTCGGGAAGGACCTCGCGCACGATGCGGTTCGGCATGTGGCCACGCTCCATGGCTACGACCCGCTCGAGGAGTATCTTTGCGGGCTTCGGTGGGACGGGACTGCAAGGATTGCCGGGCTTTTGCATCACTACTTCGGCTCTCCGGATACCGCGCTGAACGAGCGGTATTCGGCCCGCTGGATGATTGCGGCCGTTGCAAGGGCATTCCAGCCAGGGTGCAAGGTGGACACGGTGCTTGTCCTCCGGGGGGTGCAGGCCGCGAAGAAGTCCACAGGTCTTGCAGCACTCGTGCCAGTCCGCGAGTGGTTCAGCGATTCCGACGTCGATGTCCAGAGTAAGGAAGGTGCAATCGCCATTCAGGGGAAGTGGATCGTCGAGATTGCCGAGCTCGAGAGCTTCCGCGGGAAAGCACAGACTGCAATCAAGGCGTTCCTCAGTCGCGAGGTCGACCACTTCCGCTCGCCCTACGACCGGCAAGCGGAAAGCCACAAGCGCCGAACCATCTTCGTTGCCAGTACGAACGCCGAGACCTTCCTCGGTGACCCGACGGGCTCGCGCCGTTTCTGGGTCGTGGAAGCCACGAAGGTCGACGTGGCGATGCTCACGCGGGACCGGGACCAGCTCTGGGCCGAGGCCGTGCATGCATACAAGGCGGGGGAGCAGTGGTGGCTCACACCAGAGGAGGAAGAGGAGCGGAAGGAAGCGAGCGAGGTCTACCAGATTCAGGAGCCTTGGGAGCCCGTGATCGGTGCCTGGCTCGTTACCCCCGAGGCATCGAGGCTCAGGCCGTCCGGCATCACCACCGCCGACGTGATGCAGAAGGCCCTCGCCCTCGACCCTGCGAGGATGACCCGGAACGCCGAGATGGATGTGGCGAACATCCTCAGACGGATGGGAATGGACCGGCGCAGAGCCATGGTGGGCGGGGTCCGGGCGTGGAGATTCTTCGACCCTGCCTAGGGCAGGGCGTAGGGCACCAATAGAATCAAGGTTGAACCTAGCAAACCAGTACAGACTGCCCTAACTGCCCCATCTCCCACCCAATCTCAACACCTCTATAGCGTTGAACTTAATGGATAAACTCTCTAGGATAGATAAGGCAGGTAGGGAAGATAGGGCAATAGAGAGTTGTAAGCCAACTATTCCGATGCCCTACTACTTCCGAGCTAGGGCATAGCTAGGGCACCCGAGGAGGATCGATGTTCTGGGTACTGGTGATGGCGTGTGGAGGGCAGGGCAACGAGTGCGAGCAGGCCAGCCATTACCTGGGCTGGATGGACGAGGACGGCACGACTGCAGCGTCCCGAGACCTCGAGGCTAACGGCGTGTCCGACTGCGCCTACGACGACGAGCGCGACGAGTGCGCGCAGTACGTCGAGGCGCACGCCACGCTCGAGATGCGATGCTGACTGCATGGAAGCGGCCAACGTCGACCCCGCGCACATGGACTCGGACGGCTACCAGTGGTGCGTCCAGGAGTGCGACGATCAGCCGACGTGGGAGTGCCCATGATGGCCGTGTGTCAGGAACGCGACCCCCCCGGGGAGGTTCCCTCGTATCGCGCGCGCGCGCAGTACCCGCGAAAAACGGGGGGGCCCCTTGGCCCGTCCAAAGAGCCGTAGGCGCTTCCTCGAGGAGCGGCTGGAAGCCATGGAGGCCGACCTCCAGGGGGCGAAGTCGCACGAGAAGGGCTGGACCGCGGTGGCCTCGCTCCACCGGGCGATACTCGGGGCCCGAAAGGAGCTCGACGCCGAGCTCGCGAAGCTCGAGACGAGAACGAAGAAAGCCCCCAAGGCGATCGCGGAGCAGGTGGCGAACCTCAAGAAAGCCGCCGAGACCTGGCCCGACCCGCTCCTGGTGGCCGTGGTCGAGGTCTACTGCGCGCGCTACAAGCTCGACATGCCCCGGCCCATGCGGAAGGTGCAGAAGGCGGGATCATGACACGCGCCGAACTGTTTGCCTACACCACGATCGACACTGCAAAGGTCGTCGTGCTGCTGATGACCCGTCTGGAACCAGGAACAATTCGCTGCTTCGCGGCGATGTCCATCGTTGTCCACGATGCCTGTACGAAGTTCGGGTACCGGTGCCCCGCCCTGGCTACGGTGGCGCTCTTGAACGGCGCGGCCGACAGTCCGTGGCTCACCACATCCTGATCTTCGACGGACCGTAGCCCTCGCGGCGGACCAGCGACACGGCGCCGTACCGGTACGCGTCGATCTTGTGCTTGTGCTCGTCGTCGCGCCACGCCCACTGCTGGACCGCGTCGATCAGCTTCTTGCACCGGGGCCGGATCACGAACTGGTTCCGCATCATCGCGGCGTGCATGATCTTGACCCCCTCGTAGACCGAGCCCTTGGGCTTGTAGGCGGTCTCGATCGTGAACCCGAGCGAGCCCATCGGGCGCCCGAGCAGGCGGCAGAACGCTTGCGTCAGGAGCTCGTTGTCCTTGGCACCGCCCCACTGCTTCCCGCCGTAGCGGCGATCCCCGACCCACTGGTCGACGTCGCCGAGCTCGAGGTGGTTCCGCTTCAGCATCTCGACGATGGCTTTCGCGTCCTGGTCGACGGAGGTATTCCCGTCGGCCACGTACTCGTCGAGCGCCCAGAATTGCGGGAACCCGTCGACAATCCGCACCGCGGAGAGCTCGGCGACCTGGGCGCCCGAGTCGGCGCCGTAGTCGATGCCGACAGCGATCGCGAGCTGGCCGAGCGGGTACTCGTCCCGGACCATTGTCGCTTGGTCGAACGACATGAAGGCACGCCCACCGACGAGCGGGTAGCGCGACCGCCCCGTACGCATCGCCCGCTCAGCCGGAAGGAGCTGCTCCTCCCAGGCGTCGAGCTCTTCCTGACTCTTCCAGGGCGTCGGCGCCCCCTCGAGCCAGCAGGCTTCCTCGGAGATGCCCCAGTTGTACTCGTGGACGCGGCCCTCCTCGATGAGCTTCCACAGGTAGTCGAGCGGCGGGGACTCGACGGTGGGCGTGAACCCGAGCCGAAGCTTCCCGCCCCCTCGGAGCACGCGCGGAACGGCTTCGCCGTAGAACGCCTCGGGGGGCGGCTCGTCGAGGATGAGGAGGCCGACCTGGGCACCAGCGATACGAGCGGAGCCCTGCTTGTAGGTCGCGAGCTGGATCACTTTCCCGGCCCCGGGTCCGCTCGTATAGACGATGCGCGGGGGTTTTCCGGTGATGCCGCGCCCTGGGTCAAAGCCGCACTTCGGGTGGAGCTCGTCCCGCGGGGCGAACTGCCAGAGCTTCTCCATCAGCGGGACCATCTGTTCCCACGACGTGCCGGCCACGAGCACGTTGACTGGCTTCGTGATGGCCCCGGTCCCGAACCGATCGAACCCGCGGCACGCGTCGTGGGCCAGGAGCGCCAGCGCGACCGACTTCCCGATGCCGTTCGAGTCGCGCCAGAGCGCCACGTCATCGGTCGCCGACATGAAGAGCCGCTGGCCCTTCGTGGTCATCGCGGTGTGGTAGGCGCCGTGGCTATGCGCCTCGGTCAGGCTGTCGACGATGTCGAGGTCGAGGACCAACGGCCAAAAGGGTAGCACGCTCGGCTATTGCGTTAGCCGTTTCGCTCGTATAATGTCCGGCCCATGTCGTCTGCGCGTGAGTGGGAAGATCCCAAGGTGGTCCCCGCGAACGAGGTGTCCGCGTACTGCGAGGACGGCTGGGAGCCCTGCGGTCCCTGCATGATGCAGGCGACCAACAACGCGACGGGCGAGAAGACGATGATCCTCGCGTGGGGCATCAAGCGCCGGTTCTCACCGGTCCGCGCCGTGCTCGAGTCGAGCTCCGGTGTCGCGCGCGCCCGCGTCGTGCAGCCGCTCCCGAGCCGGGCCCGCTGACGTGAGCGCCTCCGACTCTCCGGCGCTCCAGATCCTACCGGCCTACCCAATTCCGCCTGGCGAAGACGGCCAGCGTTGGGCGCACACGCGACTCCGATACCGAATGCTCCGCGGCATCCATCGCCAGGACGTGATCACGGCGATCTCGGAGCACGTCGACCCGACGCGTCAACGCCAGTGGGGCGTGCCCGACCTGAGCTCCAATGTCTTCAAGACGGCCTCGCAACAGCTCGCCGTCTGCCACGACCGCGCGCCCATCTGGGGCAGCGTCGGGGGCGAGGCGCCGAAGCAACTCCTCGGCGAGGGCGGATTCTACGATCGCGCGGGCTGGGCGCCGCTCATGGCGCGCTTCTCGAGCACCGTGATCGGGCTCCGCGAGTGTGCGATGCATCACTCGATCATCGGCGACAAGGCGAGCTCGCCCGACGACGCGCGCGTGCTGTTCCGGCCCGTCACGCCGGACATGATCATCGCGAAGTCGAAGGCGTCGGACCCCGAGCGACCCTACTGTCTGCGGGAGCTCCGGCTCCGCACGAACATTTCGACGAACCAGGCGGCCTGGACGTGGGACGTCTACGACATCGAGGATCAGGTCCCGTCGTACCGCGTCTTCGAGTGCAAGGCCGACGGCTCGCTCGGTGAAGACCTCTCGGGCATGCACATCGAGGGCGGCGCGCTCGTCGGCCCGGACTACCTCGCCGAATTCAGTGACGCCCAGGGCGAGCCGTTCATCCCCTACACGCTCTATCACGCCGCGAAGACCGGTCTCCTCTGGGACGCCTTCGACGCGATGGAAGTGGTCAACGGCTCGATCACGGCGGCCGTGCTCTGGACATTCTACGTCCACTGTGTGCGGGATGCTTCCTGGCCGCAGCGCTACGCGGTCGGGTGCATCCCGCAGGGTGCGGCCCTCGTGCAGGACGGGCAGTCGGGCGCGCAGCAGAGCATCGCGACCGACCCCGCATCGCTCCTCCTGTTCCGGGCCATCTCGGACGCGCAGCCGATCCTCGGCCAGTTCGAGCCCGCCTCCAGCCCGACGGACATCCAGGAATCGGTCGCCTCCTACGAGGCGCGATGCCTCGAGTACATGGGCGTGAGTGCGGCCGACCTGCAACGGGCCGGCGGCAACACGCGCTCGGGCTACGCGATCGCGATCACGAACGCAGGCAAGCGCGAAGCTCAACGCCGCTTCGCGCCGCAGTTCCGCCAGGGCGACACGGAGTCGGCCGCGATGTCCGCGAAGCTCCTCAACCGGCGCTACGGGCTCACCCTTCCCGAGAAGAACTACACGATCGAGTACCAGGCGATCCCGCTCAGCGAACAGGAGCTGGAGGCGCGCCGGAAGGACATCCTCGAGCAGGTCGCCGCCGGGCTCATGTCCGAGATCGACGCCTACATGGAGCTCCACCCCGGTGTCAGCCACGAGGGTGCGGTGCGTGCGCTCGTGCGCGTCGAGACCGACAAGCTCCTGCTCGCGCAGGAGCGCGCGAAGGTCGCCGCGGCGATGGGCATCCAGCCGCCGAAGCCGCCCGCGGCACCGGCGCCGAACGACCCCGCCGCGTCCGCCCAGACGGACGCACCCGACCCCGCCAACCCCGAGGAAATGAACCATGCCGCCTGATGAAGGAACGCCGGCTGCAGCAGCAGGAACAGAGACCAACGGAGCCGCAGCCGGCGCGGCTCCCGCTGGCACAGCGGAACAACAGGTCCCAATCTCGCGTCTGAACTTCGTGAGCACCAAGCTCGGCGCCGCCGAGGCGAAGCTCCAGGCATACGAGACCGAGCTGACGAACCTCCGCGCCCAGGCCGCGCAGGCCGATAGCTTCCGTGCCCAGGCGGAAGCCGCTGCGAAGAAGTACGACTCCCACATGGCGATCGGGCGGGTCCTCGGCGGGCTCCCCGACCAGGACGTGGTCGAGCTCATCGCCGACCGGTTCGAGCGGCTTCCCGAGCCCGAACGGGCCGCCGGTCTCGGGCCCGTGCTCGATGCCTGGAAAGCCGACCCCACGAAGGCGCCGCCGTCAGTGCGGCCTCACTTCGTGATGGCGCCGGTACCGCCGACCGCGCACACCCCGCCCGCGCCCCCTGCGCGCCCGCCGGTCGACCCGCACCGGAGTGTGGTCCAGACGCCGAACCCGCCGCAGGGTGCGCCCGATCCCGCGACGATGTCGCTCACCGAATGGACCGCGTACTCGAACGCCCAGCGCGCTGCGCGCGGGCTCCCGCTCCACCCGACCAAGTAGACGATCAACTCCGGAGATCCTCATGGCCGCTGTCACGTATACGACCGTCCCCCAGGTGAAGACCGCCACGCTCGGCAGCTCGAACGTCGCGACCGAGTTCACGCGCCCCTCGAACCGGGCGCGGTGCGCGATCGTGACCTTCGACGCGAACGCCGGGAAGGTCTCCTACACGGGGACCGACGGCGCCTCGATCGGCGCCGACTACACGCCGGTCGCCGCCGGCGTGCCGACGGCGTTTGACATGGGCTCCGCGGGCGCCATTTTCTGCGCCGCGGCGACCGGCTCGACCGTCGTCCACGTCGCCTACGAGAGCGTCCGGGGCCGCTGACGAAGGATTAGCGAATCCGCCAATCCCTTGACAGCCGGATCGGTCCTGGTGTTACAGTTGTGGCGTCTCTGGCGAAAGCAACTCGAGTCGCGACGTAATCGCTGAGCCGGAACCAGAGACGAACATCGCAGAGCGCGGAGAGCCCACGAGTCGCGACGTAATCGCGTAGGGCGAGGAACGAACAACCTCCCTTCCAACGTGGGTGTACACCGTGGCGAACGAAGTCCTTCACTCGACTCTCGAGACTGATCTCCGCATGGCGGCTGCGCTGACCAAGGAGGTCGCGGTCCTCCTCACGCACAACGCGTCCATCCGTCGTACCGGGTACATCAAGTTCCGCGGCGACGTCGCGGGAACGCTGTCGGACACGATGCAGGTCCGGCAGGTGGGCCTCGGCGGTGCCGACTCCTTCGTCTCGGCGACGGAAATCCAGGACCTCGGCTACACGCAGATCACCGACTCGAGCTTCAACCTCGCGGTCACGCGGTACACGCTGCAGCGCGCCGTGTCCGACATCGCGCGGATCACCGGTGCGGGCGTCCCGATGGACCCGACCGATCCCTTCGTCCTCGCGGAGGACATGGCGCTTGGCTACGAGGAGTGCTTCAATGGCCTCGTCGCCACGGCCGGCGCCACGGCGACCAGCAACGTCGGCACCTCGGGCGTCGACATGTCGGCCGACGACGCCTACGACGCGGTCTACACGCTCGAGATCGCGAGCGTGCCCGGTCCCTGGTTCGCGGACATTGCACCGCGCCAGACGGCCGACCTGCAGGAAAGCCTCCGCGGCGAGACCGGCCCGGCCCAGTTCATCCAGGCGACCCAGGACATGCTCAACATCAAGGGGCAGGGCTTCGTCGGCCGGTTCCTGAATGTGGACTGGTTCCACGACGCCAACATCACGACGGCGGGCGGGAACCGCGAAGGCTTCATGGCCGGCTACGGGGCTATCGAGTACGCGACCGGCACCATGACGCCGCTCGTCGGATCGGGCGGCGTGGTCATCGCTCCCGCCGGCTCGCCGGTCGTGGTCGAGATCATCCGCGACGGCAAGACCGGCCTCACGATCCCCATCGGTACGGCCTTCGTCGCCGTGTCCGTCGCCGAGCAGGCGCGCATGGTGGGCATCGTCACCGACGCCTGATCGGTCGCCCTGAGCCGGGCCCCGATCGGAGGTCGCACTTCCTCGGGGACCGGTCGACAGGGCCCCGGCTCTCTCTTTCAACCCGAGGACCCCAGCCCCATGTCGAAAGACTACAGCGCGATCGCCGCTGCCCCGGCCGACCAGCAGTCGAGCGGGCAGACGCTCATCCCCCTGGCGAAGGGCACGCCGAACTTCCACATCATGTGCCACCCGACGGCCTGGGAATGCGTCGAGACCGACCGCGGCTACGAGTGGCTCCCGCGGCTCAAGGTCTTCCAGGAACGTGCCGGCGTCAACGGCGTCAAGGAAGTCTCGAACAGCCGCGGCGAAGTGATCGGCGTCGACAGCGCCATGAGCCGCACGCGACTCACGGACCAGGGCTGGATCATCGTGCCTCGGGACTTCTGCCCCGACGAGGTGATGGACTTCGACTCCCCCCGGCTTCCGGGCCAGGGCTACGTCGTCGCCTACAAGGGGCGGGGCGGCTGGGTCCATCTCGCGCGCTGGGACAAGCCCGTCTACGACGAGAAGAGCTTCGAGACGAAGACGAACCGGGCCCAGCTCTGGGCCTTCCAGCGGGCACTCATCGCCAAGGGACTCGTGAAGCCGCCGGCCGAGCGGGTCGTCGAGCGCGAGATGCGCATCAAGCGGCGTCGCCTCGAGCGGAATGCGACGAAGTCGCATCTGCCGAACTTCGCCCACCGAGTCCAGGTCGTGAAGGCCGAGATCGAGGGGATGCAGATCGCGGCCTCGGCGCAGCGCTTCGGCGAGCCGCTCACGGCGGCTTCGCTCAAGTCGGAAGTGATGGCGCGACTCCAGGCGCTCGAGATCGCCTTCGACCCATCCGAGTCGAAGAAGGATCTGCTCAGCAAGTACGAGGCACACGTCGCGGCCTCGGCCAAGGCGGCCTCGTGAGCGGCGAGCACAAGGAAGGCCGCGCCGCGATGGACCGTCTCGTCGAGCGGATCCGCATCAATCAGGAAGAGGCCAAGAAGCCCTTCGACGCGAAGAAGGCACGCGAGATCGCGCAGGGATCCGCGGTCCGACACGACCAACGCAGAGACGGAATCCGCAGGAACCCGAAGCAGAAGTAGGAGCGAGAGTCCCATGGCAGAACGAGCACTCGGCAACTTCGAGCGGCATCTCAACCCGAACCACTTCGCGAACTTCGCGCAGTTCGCGAAGGGTACGCTGCGGTCCAACTACTGTTCCTTCTACGAGGACTTCTTCCCGACGGCGGGCGCAACCCTCCCGGCACCGTGGACCAAGACCATCGTGGGCGCGGCACCGCCGACCGGCGACTACGGCGCCAACGGCCGGAACGGAACCTACGTGATGTCGACCACGGGGGCCGACCAGCTCCAGTCGGTCACGCTCTCCTGGGGCGACCAGCTCACGATCCCGGCCACGCGCGGCTGGATCTTCGAGTGCCAGGTGGCCATCAACTTCGCCGGGGCCGCGTTCGTGGCGCTCGAGCGGGCCGTGTGGGGAATGGCGGGCGTCCGGAACGCCACACTCGACAACATCGGGAATCTCTGCTGGTTCCGCAACGAGGGCGCTTCGCTCAACATCCTCGTCGAGAGCGACGACGGCACGACGGACACGGACGACCGCGCGACGGGCCTGGCCATGGTGGACAACACCATGCACAAGTTCCTGATCGACTGCTCGGATCAGCAGATGATCCGAACCTATGTCGACCTGAACGCGGGGGAAGGCTGGCAGGAATCGACGGCGGCACCGCTCACGGCACCCCTGTGGGTCATCACCGATCGGCTCCAGCCGTTCTTCGAGATCCAGAGCGACGCGGCAGCGGTCAACGCCGCCGAGGTGATGACCATCGACTATGTCGCGGTGGCCTGGGCCCGCTGATGTTCCTGGGGGTCCTCATGGCGTTGTCTGGCACGTTCCGTCTGGCGCTCCAGATCTTCGACGACGGCGACAAGCGCGACCTGTTCCGGTCGACGCCCGCGCGCCATCTGCTCGAGGAGTACCTCGAGATCGTCATGGGCGACGGGAAGGTCTGCTACTCGGACACGGGGACCGTGCCTGCCGGCGACACCGTCGGGATCACGCTCGTCGACAACGAGGATCCCTACGGGCGCAGCAACGTCTTCACCTCCGTCAATCTCATCGCGATCCGGAACAACAGCACCGACAGCGACGACGTTCTCCACGTCGGCCCGAACAGCACGGCACCCTGGCTCGGCTTCTGGGCCGCGGCCGCGCACCGCACGGTGGTGAACCCTGGGACGAGCACGCCGCGACATCCGGGCTTGGTCATCTTCTACGACCCGAACGGGATCGGTGACATCGAGTCGGGCGTGTCGGACACCTTCGACATCGAGGAGCAGGGCGGCGACAACGACGTCAGCTACTCGATCATCGTCGCGGGCGTGGGGCTGGCGGCCTGATGTCGAGCAGCGAGACCCTCTACACGTTCCGGGTCAGCACGCCGAACTACCTCGAGCGCGCGCGGACCCAGGTCGTGAAGCTCCCGGCATACCGGGACGGGGCTCTCGTGGCACCGACGGAAGCGGGCTCGACCTTCTCGCTCTACGACGAGAGCAACACGGCCATCGTCGATGCGCAGGCCGTGACCGTCACGAACAGCATCGCCGAGTACACGATCGACGCCTCGGTCCTGACCGACGACCTCGGGCTCAGTGACCGGTGGCGCGAGGAGTGGTCGCTCGTGATGCCGGACGGGACGACCCGCCTCGTCCGCCGGGACGCCGGCCTCGCACTCCACCTCCTCTACCCGGTGGTGACGCTCGAGGACCTCGTCGCGAAGCACCGGACCTTGACCGACATCCTCCCGAAGACCGACCCCTACGCGCAGGGCTACCTCGACGACGCCTGGATCACGATCAACAACCGGATCGTGTCGAAAGGCCGGCGCCCCCACCTCATCATGCAGCCCTGGGCGCTGAAGGAAGTCCACGAGACGCTCACGCTGTCGCGCATCTTCAAGGACGCCTCGACCTCGCTCCAGGAAGGCGGCGGTCAGTACAAGCGCGACGCGGACTCCTACAAGCAGGACTTCGAGAACGCCTGGGCCGCACTCTCCTTCGCCTACGACAGCGACCAGGACGGCGAGGACGACGGCACGGACAACGTCGCTGCCGAGCCCGTCGTCTCCCTCAACGCCCCGCCGCGGTGGTGGTGACCGTGCCGAGCTTCCGCGAAGCCTACGAGGAGACGGCGCACGCGCTCGAGCTCGCCCTCGGGCTCAGCCACGCGCGGAGCCTCGACGAGCTCGTGGCCTCGGGCGGGCGAGCAGATGGTGCCTTCTCGATGTCGATGCAGTGGACGCCGCACGGCGAGGCTCCGGGCCGCTGGGCAGAGGACAACCCCGGCCGCGTCGAGGGCAGCGTGATCGTCTCCTGGGTCCGCCGCGTGCGACCCGACGCGCAGCTCGATGCCGAGGTGCAGATCGTCAGCGACCACGACTCGCTCGTGCGGGCACTCGTCTTCGGCACGACGGGCTCGCTCGCCGAGATCACCTTCCGGTTCCGATCCGCTTCCCCGTTCGCTGTCGCCTCGAGAGAGTGGCGACGAGGCCAGACCGTCTTCGAGTTCGAGCACTACTACGACGCGGAGGCCGCATGATGGCGCCCGAAGAGCTGCAGGCTCTTGTCCCTGGCATCGAGTCGATGTCTGTGGACGAGGCCCGACGAGCAATCAAGTCACTCGCTCCACAGATCGTCCACGACGCAATGCAGTCGTGGAACGAGAAGTATGGGCGCGAGCTCATGAAGGACGCTCACAAGGAAAGCCGGGAGCGTCGGCTCAAGAAGATCACCGAATCCCGGGCCGCGGCCCGCGCAGCC